GCCGAGCGTTACGCCATCGCCGAGCATTACGCCATAGCCGAGCGTTACGCGATTGCCGAGTGTTACGCGATTGCCGAGCATTACGCCATAGCCGAGCATTACGCCATCGCCGAGCGTTACGCCATGTTTAGCAGACTTCCGGCATAATTCAGCAAGATTACGGTATTTGATAATAGTATTTGCAATTTCAACAGATTTCCACATTTTTAGTACCTCCGGTTGTAGTGTGTTCTTTTTCTGATTAAAAGGTTATAGCCTTATATTTAAAGGCGCTAAAATTCCCACACAATTGTCGTCTTTATCAAGGATGTGAGCACAAATCCAGCTGTCTTTATGGGAGGTAGGCACTTTTAAGGTAAAAGAAGGAACGACCCTGTTTAACATTTTTAAATAAAGCGGATCAAAGAAAGACTCCCCGATTTTAATAACCTTGCCGGAATTTTTACTTTCTGATTCGATCCCAGTACTTGGAGCTATTTGAGTTCTGGTAATCTCCGGGAATAATGCTGAAGACATTTTGGATTCAATTTCCCTAGTGACAAGGGACTTTAAGTTTAACAATGCTTTTGGTTTTTCGATGCAATTCATAAGGGCAAAATGGCCGTTTGACCAGTAGCCGGGACCTAATATTAAATCCCTGTCGCCCATAATCTTTTTCCAAGACAACCGGTCTACTTGCTTGCGATTGATGATCTTATTTAAGCGGTTTATTTCCGCTACGAGTTCTTTTCTTGTGGCTGTGTCAGTTTCCATTTTAGCCCCTAATTAAAAGGTTTATTTGTTCCTGTAGTCGTTTACCGTGCGCCTATCCATGATATCCATAAGTGCGACATGAAGAGAATGGGCGTTGTTTTCGTCAAGGCAGTCAAGTTGGATAACGTTGTCACCTTGTGTGATCTTAACAGCATATACTTTGCTTGAATCAGACAGCACTTCCTCTACTGTTTCTATCTCAGTTGGCCTTTCTTCCCATGTCGCTATTTCCGTAATCATCACATCCCCCTAATAATTAAGTTTTATTTGAATAAGTCCGACTACAACAAACAGGATTGCCAGGGCTAACATGTTAAGCCTCCTTAAAAGTCAAAATCGTTCTCGAAGTATTCAAGGTTTGATAAATCGCTTAGTAATTCCCAATCTCCGATATTTACGGGGCTAGGTTCACCGTTATAATAATTATTCCCCCTGAATTCAGTAGGGTAATCTTTAACTTTGGCAATGTAGGCGTCTTCAAACCTTTCTGTCAAAGCTTCAAGCCTTTCATACCTTTCACAGTCAACAACACAAAATTCACCAGTGAAGTGAGGTATTAAGATTGTGTCGCTTTCTCTGTCGTAGTAATATGCACCTTTGATTACTATTTTATTCATTTTTCATTCCCTCCCGTTAAGTTCATGTCACCACGACATGGCAGATCCTTGCTAAGCATAAAAACTCCTTCATACCTGTTTGGGTCAAGGATAGGCTGGACATAGTTGTGTTTCTCATCTCCTCCATTCCAGTCCCACAGAGCTACATAGGCCTTTGGGTCGGCATCTTTTAGACTTGCCGCCAACATTTCCACAGTCACCATTTTTCATTCCCTCCATTAGAGTTTATTTAACCGTTCATTGCTGACTGCTATTTCCCAATAACAGGCAGGATCAAGGGCTAAATGTTTCGTTTAATATCATAATACTGGCAAGCGGCGATTGATTCACCCAAATGTGGGCCATGAAGAACCTCACAGACATACAAAGGGATAGAGTAAGTTTTATCATCAATTCTTTTAAATTCAGCCCATGTATAAATACCAGCGACAGGAATTAACATAATAGTGATAGTCTTCATTTTCGTTCCCTCCGGTTAAAGTGTTGTTTAATACCTTTTGCCGTCTGACGTGAATTCGCACCCATTTGCTATAAGCGTTTTAGTAATTGCCTCAGTACTTGTGAGATAGTCGTATCTTTTTTCAGAATGACGAGGTACTCTTGTAACAGATCATGGAGGAATTCATGTTCCAGGTCTTCAAGCTCTTCAGAGTCTAAGAAGTCCAGATCGTCGTCTACCTCTAAGCTGTCGTTAAATTGCTGTTTGCATTTAGCATACTCTTCAATATAGCCAGTAGCTAATTTGTGAGTGTCGCAAGATTCATCATGGTCGGCAGCTATTAAAATACAGACGTCATAAACACTTTCGGATAGAGCACCACTGATAGTCATGCGGTGAGCGTCGAAGGCTTCAATCTCTAAGCCGATGTTTTTTGCGTCATCGAAGGTACAATCCCACCAGTCATACTCAACATTAAAACCAGCATTTAATTCAATAGCATTTTGCTTTGCCTCTTCTGAGAGTTCCTCGAATGTGAATACTTCAGTTTTTACTACGTCTATTCTGCTCATTGTCTTGCCCTCCATTGTCTCAGTTTTCTATTTTTTCACGCCACAAATCAAAGTTTTCAACAGACATTATTTTCCTTGCTGGCTTTGAGTATCGATATAGCGTTTCGATCAATATGTCGCCATTGCTTAGCTTTTCAACATAATTAGCGCAAGTATCAAGGCTGTCTTTTTCAAGAAAGATTTGTTTCCCTACTTCAATATCTTTAGCTCTTATTATCTTCACTTCATCCCCCTCCGTTTAAGTGTTTAGGCTTCGATATCAAATAGCGATGCTAAATTGCGAAACTTCGTAATGTCGTCGTTATCAAAACAATCTTGCACGACATCATGACTTAAATATTTAGTCCCGCACCTCTTTATCTGCGATAGATTATTTCCGGACTCAACATAAACCTTCCAGCTACCGTCTGATAGCTTATCGTGCGCAATTTTAACAAGTAGATTCTTTTTAACTTGAGGCACCCAAACCATCAAGCCTACTGTCGAGTGATATTCTACTACTTCCGATTTATTCATCGTCTTGCCCTCCACGTTTTAAGTTTCGCCCTACTCTTGAGTCCTATTCTAACAGGTTAAAAAGCAAAGTCAACAACTATTTTGTCTTTTATTAAAATAATTTGTAGATAGTTAAAATAATTTGTGTAAGTAGCTGTTTTGTAAAGTTTTTTGTTGCATAAAAGGTTATTGTCAAGTAAAATTTATTCTGAATTCAAAAAACATTCACTCACGGGCACTATGACTCAGCTTAGAGAGGTGCACAATCCAAAGCAGCAACGATTCATTCAAGAATACCCAATTGATTTTAATGCAGAAAGAGCCGCCATTGCGGCAGGTTATAGCCCTAATTTTGCAGGCAACGCTGGTAGACGGTTATTAAAGAAGGCGTCAGTTCAAACAGCAATCGAGACCCGCCTGGAAGAAATAGCTAAGGAATCAACTACTTCGGCCTTATGGGTCATTGAAAAGCTCAAAAAAGTGCATGAAGTCTGTAGCACCGTGCGCTTATCGAAAGACGAATCTCACAAGGTAATGTACGACCCCAGCAATGCGATCAAAGCCCTTGAGCTTATAGGCAAGTACCATAAGATGTTTACCGATAAGGTAGAGCAAACTGTAGACATTGTACGCATCAATAACCCGGTAAAAGATCAGATGAAAGAGGCATATGACGTGACGCCCCTTGTGGATAACTCGGAAAAAGAGAGTATTACCGAAATGCTAAATTAAATAGCTAATGATATCAAGCACTTAGCTATAAAGTTTACATAATAAAGCTTATCAGACATTCTATGCAAAAAGGTCAATATCGTATGGTTTTGTGCACAGTGCAATAGGCAGATGGCAAAAAGCTTAGGGACTCCAAGCAGGGGGCGGGGGAGGCAAATTGACAGGGACTCCTAGCGTGTGTGCATATATAGTATCCAATACATTCTACAAGCCATTTGCCGATTGCCCTATGCTATCCGCAAAAAATACGGGTGCAAAGAGTGATCTGCAAAATTTACGGTTTTCGATATAGCAGCAAAAAGTACGAGAGGCCGGAATTGTAAAAAGTCAATTTCCATATAATTTTTCAGAAAATTTGAGGCGCTTACCATGAGTATTTGCTATAAATGTACACATTTTGCTTCTGCGGGAAACGAGAGTTTTTGCGATGAGAAAAACGAATACTGCCCAGAAACCCACGATGGTGGGCAGGATTTAGAGGAGTGCAAACTTTTTACAGCCGTTACTAAGACACTAAGAGTACCTTTTTGCGATCTATCCCGTACAGAAGATGTTAAGTTCAAGGTGTTGTTAGAAGATTATGGCAATGAGGTGACTCTAGGGGAGGAAAGCGTTTCTGGAATAGGGATATTGCGGATAAACAGTGGGGATCTTCCAAAGCTGATTAAAGTACTACAGAGTGCTCTTGGAGCCTGATGGGACTTAATCTCGACATAAACTACCTTCCGGGGCCGATATCTACAGCTTTTCACAAAGACTTTAAATCCAGGGTCAAGCTGCTTATCGGGCCTTTTGGTACAGGGAAAACGACTTCAGCCGGGTGGGATCTTATCGATTTCCAAAGCGAACGGGTGATGCCTACAGGCGTTGATGGAAAGAAGAGATCGAGATTCGCAGTGGTAAGGAACACATATCCCGAGCTTAGAGATACGACCATAAAGACTTACCTCGACTGGTTCCCGCCAATGGTCTTTGGCCGATATAATGCAACGAATAAACAGTACATAATCAACATAGAGGGTAGGGAGGTGGAGATCTTGTTCAAGGCGCTCGACTCTCCCCAAGACGTGAGGGACTTACTTTCCCTGGAGCTTACGGGGGCGCATGTAGATGAGTGCCGCGAGATACACCATGACGTTTTTAAAGGACTCCTAGGGCGTATTGGCAGGTTCCCTTCGCTAAAAGACACTAACGGTAAGGATCCGTTCCTTACACCCCCACAAATCACGCTCACAACCAATTACCCTTCCAGAGAACACTGGCTTTATCGAGATTTTGTGCAAAAGCCTGTAGAAGGGTACTCCATCTACGAGCAAACCCAAGAAGAAAATAAGCATAATCTCAGGGCCGGATATTATGAGGATTTGGAAAAAGATTACGCCGATAGGCCCGATCTGCTCAAAACTCTCGTCAGAGGAGAGTGGGGCGTCACTGTTAGAGGTAAAGAGGTCTATCCTGAATTTAACCGCAGCATTCACGTAGCTAAGAGGCCTATTGAGCCTATTGACGGCGTAGAGATTATACGTGGGTGGGACAACACAGGGCTGTATCCGGCATGTGTGATCACGCAGATCAACCGCCTCGGTCAGTGGCTCATTCTTAAAGAGTTTTGTGGAGAGGATATAGGGATAGTGGACTTTGCCGAAATGGTACAACTTTGGTGCTTTTCAACATTTGGTTCTAAGGCCAAGTACCGAGATATCGGCGATCCGGCAGGTAAAAACAGGGATTCAATTAAGCAAAGCGCAAGGGATTACATGATTCCTATGGGCATTATCGTAGAGGACGGGATTCAGACCTTTAAAACGAGGAGGGAGGCTGTAGCTGGGCGTTTGACTAAGATAGTGGGGGGAGAACCGGCGATACTCGTTGATCCAGACTGTATTCGCATTATTGACGGTTTTGATGGCGGGTATGCCTATCCTGAGATAGGGAATTCCGGGATATTCAAAACCGATCCTGAAAAAAATCAGTATAGCCACATCCATGATGGTATACAGTATCCAGCAACGAGGCTCTTTCCTATTTTTTACACAGACGGTAGCACATCAAAAAAGAAGAGAGAGAGGTACGGTATGACGAACACAAGGTCGGGATCAGGCAGTAGGTGGATGAGTAGATGACAGGCGAAGACTTTAAAGAGCCCTCTAAGATGACCGACGAGGAACTTGTGGTCTGGGTCAATAAAAGGCGTAAAGAGGCGCGGGATGATCACGACGAGTGGCGTAAAGAGGCTAAAGAGGACTACAACTTTGTAGCTTCACACCAGTACGACGAAGAGGATATCGCTAAGTTAGAGTCCGAAGATAGGCCCATAATCACTTTTAACCGTACAAACGTCCATATCTCAGCTATCATAGGCATGGAGGCGAATCAAAGGCAGGAGACGACGTTTTTACCGCGCGAGAGCAGCGATTCGATCCTTGCAGATGCCATTAAGCAAACTGACGACTGGATAAGGGACTACGCCGGTATAGAAGTGGAAGAGGCTGAGGCTTTTGAGGACATGATCACTTGCGGTATAGGATTTACCGATGCCAGTATGGATTACGAAGAAGACCTTGACGGCAAGGTTATCCAGGAAAGGCTGTTCCCCCTAGAAGTGGGATGGGATCCGGCAGCTAAAAAGCGTAATCTCAAGGATAAAAGATGGGTATTCCATGAAAGGAAACTCTTCCTCATGGATATTAAGGAGACCTGGCCGGATGCCGAGATCACAATGCCCCAAGAGGAATTGCTTACCGACGATGCAGACTCTTTTGTTTTTGTCAATCCGGCAGAAAGGTATAATGCTGAGGATACACACCCGCCTACCAGCAGTACGAAAGGAATTCCGGTTACTCGCATACAGTGGTTTGAAACACACCCTGTTTATAGAGTGGGAGATCCCAGAACCGGAAAGATCATAGAACTGTCCGAGAAAGAGTTCAAAGAGAATAAGGAAATCCTAGACGAAGGGAAGGCGGTACACGTTAAGCAGAAGAAGAAGAAATACTTTCAGGCTTTTGTCGCGGGAGATGCTCTTTTGGAGAAAGGAGACTGTCCTTCGCAAGTAGGCTTTACAATCAATGCTATTACCGGAAAGAGGGATCACATCCATAAACAGTGGTACGGCATCGTGAGACTCATGAAAGATCCGCAGAGATGGAGTAATAAATTTTTCTCACAGATAATCGATATCATCGACTCTAATGCCAAGGGCGGTGTGATTATAGAAGAAGGTGCTGTGCAAGATATGAGGGCTTTTGAAGAAAGTTGGGCTAAGGTAGATTCCATAACGAAAGTTACGACAGGAGCTATAGCTGGGGGTAAAATACAGCCCAAGCCGGTAGCGCAGTATCCTCAGGGGTTGGATAGGCTGATGAACTTCGCCATTTCTGCTATCAGGGAAGTTACAGGAATGAACCTTGAGACTTTAGGCATGGCTGAGAGGCAACAGGCGAACGTCTTGGAGGAAACCAGGAAAAGATCTGCTCTTACTATCCTAGCGGGGTTCTTTGATGCTTTTAGGGCGTATAGGAAGACTGCCGGGTTACTCAGACTGGAGTTTATCAAAGAGTATATGCCTACCAGGCGAATCACTGAGGTTCTGGAGCCTAAGTTACAACAGGCCGCTTCTATGATTAAAGAAGTAGATCTTAGAGGAATAAACGTGATAGTATCAGAAGCAGCTCAGAGTGACAATCATAAAATGGTCACATGGATGTTTATCAACCAAGTGCTACCTGCCCTAATGAACAGTGGATTGCCCGTACCTCCTGAGATCTTAGAATACACCCCACTACCCGCTACGCTTACGGCACAGTGGAAGAAGCTTATAGAACAACAGTCCCAGGATCCAACGAAGCAGATGCTTACTCAGCTTGAATTGACGCTTAAGCAACTTGAGATTAAAGAGAAAGAAGCCAAGATCGGTAAAAATACCAGCGATGGGCAGCTTTCACAGGCTAAAGCTCAAAGTGAACAAGCCGATACTATGGCCGTCTTACAGGACGTAGAGCTTAAAAAGGCGCTTAACGCTCTGAAAGGGATGCTATTGCAGCAAGGTAAAATTGAGCAGGTTATGCAAATAAAAGAGGAAGGAGAAAAGGAATGGGAGAACCAGTCGAAATAGTAGAGGATCTTCTGTCGAATGAAATATCGGCAGAAGAAAAGCAGTTGGTAGAAGACCTCCAGAAGGACGGGGGGGTTGTCGATGATAAGACTGTGGTCGATGATAAGACTGTGGTCGATGATAAGACTGTGGTCGATGATAAGACTGTGGTCGATGATAAGACTGTGGTCGATGACAAAGTTAAGATGGTTCCTCATGGGGCGCTCCATCAAGAAAGAATGGAGAGGCAGAAGATCCAAGAGCTTTTAAACGAGGCTAACAGAAAATTGGGCGTTGTTGATGAGCTTAAAGAACAGCTCAAAGAGATGAGGCAACCAAAGCAAGTTGAAGAGATCCCCGATCCTGAAGAAGAGCCTTTAGCTCATAACCAATACCAGATTAATGAGCAGAATAAGAAAATCGAGGCTCAAGACGAAAAGTTAAAAGAGCAGGGTGATAAGCTTAGCGATAATGACAAGGCCCAGGAATTTAACAACTTTGTGCAAAGTGTCGATAAGATAGAGACGGCTTTTGCTAAAGAGAACCCAGACTACCCTGAGGCGGTTAAGTACTTCAACGAGATGGCTGTAAAAGAGCTTAAGGCTTACGGCGTTACGGACGAAGCAGAGATCCGAAAGCAATTAACAGGCACCCATCTAAGATCAGCTATGACGGCTACGCAGAATGAGAAAAACCCTGCGGAAGTGCTCTATGGGCTTGCTCTGAGCAGAGGGTATAAAGCTCCTTTGAAAGGGGATGACAGTAAGCTTGACGATACCCTCAATACCATAAAGAACGGTCAAAAAGTCGCAGGGAAAAAATTGCCTCAAGGAGAAGATGTCGAGACAAAGGCCTCAGTAGCTTCGGTGCTTGAGGCTGAAGGTGAAGATTTCGATGCGGCTTTTGAAAAACTTTTTAAATAGATAGAAACAACCCTCCGGCCCCTAACAGAGGGGCGGCTACAATACTCTGTTTTCGCTCACCGCTGCGTTATGTGGTTTCGCTATTCCAAGCGTTATTGGGAAAACTTCGCGGATACAGGCGTATTGTATCAGGCAACGTAAACCAATAATAAGGAGGAAAGTGAAATGGCAACACAGTTTGGTGTCAACCACCCACTCTCCAATAAGCTCTTTTCCAAGCGTCTTATGCGCGAGTCGCTTAAGGCGACATGGATTTATAAGTTCCTCGGAACAGGGCAAGATTCGCTTATTCAGCTAAATCCTGAGCTAAAGCAGGTCGGTGATAAACTGACTTACGGTTTAAGGATGCTGCTTACAGGCGATGGAGTGCAGGGTGATGGGACACTTGAAGGGAATGAAGAAGATCTTACATTTTACAGCGATTCGATTATAATCGATCAGCTAAGGCATGCAACACGAAGCGCAGGTAAAATGTCGGAGCAAAGGGTTCCTTACAACATCAGGGAAGAAGGCAGGTCTGCCTTATCTGACTGGTTTGGTGAAATGATGGATTCAAGTTTCATGAACCAGATCGCAGGAAACACTAATATCACAGATACGAAGAAGACAGGAAACCAAGCGGCTATAGCTCCAGACAATAATCATTGGATTTTGGCTACAGGCGTTGCGGGAACAGATTCAGAAGCTTCTCTTTCAGCGTCTTCTATCTTCAGCTTATCGATGCTTGACAGGGCTGTTACGAAGGCGAAAACCTTGCCACTACAGCTTAGGCCCCTTAACGTGGGAGGCAATAAGAAATATGTCTGCTTTATAAGTCCTTTTCAGCACTATCAGTTGAGGGCTAACACCAATACAGCTCAGTATATGGACATCCAGAAAGCGGCTGTTCAAGGTGGGCAGATTAGCAAGAACCCCATCTACACAGGGGCAATCGCTGAGTATAACGGTGTTATCATGCACGAGACTACGCGAGCACCTTGGGGCGTAGCAGATGCTACCGGAGCCAATAATAATACGGTTCTTGGACAGGCGAATGTCGCAAGAGCGGTGCTTTGTGGGGCGCAGGCAGGAGTCGTTTGTACAGGACGGCAGACTAAAAGCGGCCTGGAAGCGAATTGGAACGAGGAGTTGTTTGACTATGGCAATCAGCTCGGAATCGCAGGTGGTTTGATCTACGGTATTACGAAGTGTACGTTTAACAGCGAAGACTTTTCTACTATCGTACTCTCAAGCTACTCGCCAAACCCTAATTAAGATACGGAGGTAAAAAGCTATGTCTACACTAGTTGGTTCACTCGCCAAGAGTGGCGTACAGCCCCGTTTTCTTCATGCGGGGGTAAATTCTCAATTTTCAGTGTACTCACTGACAGCTACACTCTCCGCTGGTGATATTATCCAAATGATGAAACTGCCCGACGGGGCCAGGGTTATCGACGCGATACTATCAACAGCAGTCCGACCAGGAGAGGCCGGTACGCTGAATGTGGGTGACAGGGCTGATCACGACAGGTTGATTGCTTCGGCGGATGCAAGTGCGGTAATTGCGGCGCAGCATATTAACACAGCAATCGGTGTCGGGCATCAATACGACATCTCTGATGCAGCATCGCCCAGATACACTATGATCGAAATTAAAGCCTCGGATTTTACCGGCAGCGGTACTAATTCAGGGGCCATCTCATTGGCTGTTATGTACCAGTTGGATGACTAATAAAGCGGAGGGGCGCTAGCCCCTCTGCAATTTTTTAGCCGAAGAACGGTGAAAAGGAGAAGAGTATGGGTGTTAAAGAAAACCTGAGAAAAGCGTCTGAATTTTTAAAGCAGGGGCGTAATGCGAAAGCTGAAGAGCTGCTACTTCAAGTATTAGCGGAGGACTTCGAGTCTAAGGATGGATTGTACCTGTTAGGCACAGTTTATCTGCAAAAAGGAATAACAGGGCTTGCCGCGCAACTATTTATGCGAGTATTAGATACTCATGAGAAACATTTTGAATCATGGAATAATCTAGGCAATTGCTATCACACCATAAACAACAGTAAACTTGCTGAACTTTGTTTTAGAAAGGCGCTTGAAATCGAGAGGCCCGATCCCAGAGATCATGCGGATATCTACAACAACCTTGCAACGCTCTACATTAACGCCGGAAAACCAAAAGAGGGAGTTCCCTATGCTGAAAAGTGCATAGAATTGCAAAAAGACCATAACGACGGCAACTGGAATTTGGCGCTTCTTCAACTTGAGCAAGGGCATTATGCAGAGGGCTTTGACCAATATGAGTGGGGTTTTAAGACCAATAACCGTATGTTCAGGAGCTACGGAGATCACGTAAAGCCGTGGGACGGCAGTGAAGGAAAGGATGTAGTAGTTTGGGGAGAGCAAGGGATCGGTGATGAGATTCTTTTCGCTTCAATGATCAAGGAGCTAAAAGAGAAGTCCAAGAGTGTAGTTTTCGAATGCCACCCCAGATTGGTAACCTTGTTTAAGAAGTCTTTTCCCGATGTGACAATTTACGGCACCCGAAAAGATAATTATATCTCCTGGGTGGACAAACACCCTGAGCTGAATGCGAAGGTAGCTACAGGCGACTTGGGAAGGTTTTTCAGACGGGATTTAGAAACATTCCCGACACACGAAGGTTACTTGAAAGCTGATGAGAACAGGGTAGAACACTATCGGAGAAAACTTGCGAAGCTAGGTAAAAGGATTAAGGTAGGTATCTCATGGACAGGTGGCTACGTTAAAACGCGAAAGGATTACAGGTCTATTGCTCTCGAAAAATGGGAACCGATCTTAAGGCAAAACTGCGACTTTATTTCACTCCAATATACGCCGGATGCGTATAACACAATCGCGGAAGCTGAAGATAAGCTTGACATAAGGATACACCATTGGCCCTCTGCGGTACAGGCGAACGATTACGGCGAGACAGCGGCGCTTATAGAAGCTTTGGATCTTGTTATCACAGTGAACACCTCAGTACACCATTTAGCAGGTGCCTTAGGCAAACCGTGCTGGACGTTAACGCCGAAAGCAAAAGCATGGCGCTATTGGTCGCCTGACGCGGATAATAAGACAGTCCCATGGTATCCAAGCGTCATCCAGTATCAGCAAAAAGAACTCTTTAAATGGAACAAAATAATCAGAACCGTCACGGAGGATCTAGCGGCTTTGATGAAGTCCATCGAAGAAAAGAGATTAGTCGATTACTCAAAATATGCCGAGGAGTCCAAAAATGAAAGATCAAAAAAGGGAAAAACCCAAGAGGATAACCTTTGTGACACAATCGAACAACCTGATGGCCTCTCACAGATACCATGTGCAGATACCAGCGAGGGAGCTACGGAGCTACGGACATGATGTAAGAGTTAGCGGTTGGCCTGACTTAACGAGCGATGTGTGCGTTTTCCACAAGCATTTCAATGGTGGCGATCCGTTCTATGTTGATGTTTGCAGAAGTAGGGGTATAAAAACAGTGTTTCATTGCTGTGACAACCATTTCCAAACAGAACACAGAAATCACTATCTCAAAATGCTCGCAGATGTAGATATAGTAATCGCTTCTACAAAAATGATGGCCGATGTGATTAAAAAAGAAACAGGGATCAAAGCAACAGTCATAGAGGATCCCTATGAGTTTGATGAGGTAGCACCAAGCTTTACGCATAAGGAGGGAACGCCTTTAAAGTTACTTTGGTTTGGGCATCCTTCCAATATTAAGAGTCTCGTAGAGTTTTGGCCGCAAATAGGGGAGCATATGGTGATGATCGTGTCCGACCCTGCGATACAGAATTTGGTAAAGGTTAACGATAAACCGATACCGATCATCCCTTATAGCGAAAAGAATATCTTAGAAGCTTTAGCGATGTGCGATGCGGTAATCCTTCCTTCTGAGATGGGTGAAAGGCAGAGGGTTAAATCACCAAACAGATTGGTAGAAGCGGTTAGAAGGGGTAAGTACGTTTTAGCGGATGCTTTGCCATCGTACAAGGCTTTCGACTCTTTATGGATAGGGGACATCAAGAACGGGATTAACTGGCTACAGATGCAGCCTCAAGAGTATATAGAGGGCAAAATAGCCTCTGCGCAGGAATACGTCAGAGAGCGCCATGACCCAACCAAGATTGGCAAGCAATGGGAGAAAGTATTATGCGCTTAAACTTGGGCTGCGGAAAGAAAATTTTACCGGGATACACTAACGTGGACTTTCCCGATAACGCCTACAAAGTAAAGCCTGATGTCGAGGCAGACATAAGGGTGCTACCCTTCGACGATGACAGTGCAGATGAGATTATGGCAATCCATGTGTTCGAGCACTTCTATCTTAAGGAAGTAGACATGATCCTTACCGAGTGGAAACGAGTCTTGAAGAAAGGAGGCAGATTAGTCCTTGAGATGCCTTGTTTGGAAAAAGTTTTTCAGATGATCCGTCAGGGCATATCAGATCCCCAGCTCATTATGTTCCCGCTATTTGGGGATCCTGCTACCCATAAAAGTGAAGCGGATCTACATAAATGGTGCTGGTCAGGTGAGGCACTGGGTAAACTTTTAGAGAGTCATGGGTTTAAGGATCTCGAATGGGTAAAACCTAAGTTCCACGTGGCACAACGCGATATGCGAATTGAAGCGGTGAAAGGGTAGACCATGACTGACAACATCACTAAAGATGAGCTTATGGCTGAGTTCGGTATTTTGGAAAAGCAGAATCACTACGGCACTGTAACGGTCAAAATGAAGGCCGGAAAGATCATGCCTATGATTGATATAAAACGTAGCAAAAAAATCAAACCGAAGAACGGAGAGGAAAACGATGGACACGATATCAGACAGAATTGATAAGATTACGGAAATACCGGAAAAGTTCAGGAAGGAAGTTCTTCCCGCGCCGAAAAGCGTAAAGATAGAATTAACTTCGAAGTGTAATTTTCAATGCTCTTTCTGTGCTCATATGCAGAACCAAAAACAGCATAAGGATATGGATTTTGATTTTTTCAAGACAGTAGTAAGTGAGATGCGTACAGCGGGAGTCGAAGAGCTTGGATTATTTTATATAGGAGAGTCGCTGCTTTGCCGGTGGCTCCCTGAAGCGGTTAAATTCGCTAAGGACATCGGGTTTCCCTACGTGTTCCTAACGACCAATGGCTCTTTGGCTGACGAAGCTAGGGTACAGCCGCTCATGGAAGCGGGACTCGATTCACTCAAATTTTCTATGAATTATTCCAGTAAAACTCAGTTTCGACATGTAACAGGCATGGCACCTTCGAACTTCGATAAGATGCTTGTTAATCTCAAATCTACTTGGGAACTTCGTGAAGCGAAGGGGTATAAAACCAAGCTTTATGCGAGTTCTATCGAGTACAATGGAATACAAGCTACGGTTATGGAGAAGCTTGTCGCAGAAGAGATAGAGCCCTTTGTAGATGAGCACTACTGGTTACCGCTATTATCATTTGGTGATCAGGCTACGGAGCAGGAAAAAGAACATGGCATGTTGCCAGTAAGAGGCAATCCGGGTCGCCTTGAGATGATGAGAACTCCACTGCCTTGTTGGGCAGTTTTCCGGGAAGGACATATCACTTCAGAGGGAATGCTCTCTGCATGTTGCTTTGATGGGTCGGACAACTGGAAAATGGCAGATCTGAATCAAGTAGATTTTATGCACGGCTGGAATAGCGTGGCCTTTCAACTTTTAAGGAGAAAGCATCTTGACGGTGACGTTCATGGGACTCCATGTGAAGGGTGCATTCATGGAAAGGGTTAAGGGGCGTAGACGGGGAAACATAAGAGGCCACCAGGCAGAGGATCTAGCGACGATTCACAGGCGTGAGGCGGACGCGGCTTGGGAAACTTTGAAGGGAGCTAGGATCTATAAAAACAGAACCTACCGGAAATTTCCATGCGAAGGATGCAGGAAGGTGTTTAGCTACGAGATGGCATATAAGCAGCATTTAGAGGATTGTAGTGGGGAATTTAGCAAATCTTAAAAGCGTAATAGAAGGTGATTTACATCGGACGGATAAGTCTGCCCAAGTTTCAGCAGCGATCAGTCGCGCGGTTACTCATTACTCTCGCAAAAGCTGGTGGTTTCAGGAAACTACGACGGAACTGACGACCTCGGCAAGCCAGGTCTACTACGACCTACCAGTTAATCTCAAAGATCTTGACTCATTGATGGTGAACATAAGTGGGTCTAAGCACCCTGTCCGGGCGGTACATTATAGCACTATTGACGCCAAAGATACCGGAGTACATACAGGCATCCCATACGAGTGGGCAATATATAAAAACCAGTTTCGTTTTTATCCAGTGGCTAACGACGAATACATTATCACGCTATCTTATGAGGCCGAGTTATCAGCACTCGACTCGCCTTCAGCTTCAAACTCATGGACTAATGAAGGGTCAGAGCTGGTAAGGCACAGGGCGATGTGGGATGTATGTAACCACCACTTGAAGGATCACACTAACGCGCAAACAGCAAAAATGAGTGAGATAGATGCTTATAACTCGCTGATGGAAGAGCATTCCCGCAAAGTATCGACAGGAAAAATAAAGAAAAGCGGATGGTAAACTGTGCCTAAAAAGCTTAATGCAAAACCTTCAGGATCTCCGGCGCTACCCAGCCTGAATCAGGTGTGGAACGACTCAGCCTCAAGTTGGGTAGCAATGTCTGGAAACCAGGACGGCAGCGTAAACGCAACGGGGAAGGAGATTACTTTTGATAATGTAGATGTTACGGCTTCAGGGTCTACAACGCTTAAAACCGCCTCAGCAAGTCAGATATTTAGACTACACGCAGCCTCTTACTCGGTATCAGCAACGCTGAGCGGAACACTCTCCTTAAAACTGGGGGCACAAGGCCCCTGGAAAGCACACTCCCCTATACCTGGAGGAACGCATGTGCTGTTTAAATCGGATAATTACGTGAAGGGTTCCGCAGGAAGCAGTATTTCCGTTGCAAAAAGCGGTGGGGTAAGAGTCTCATTGCAATTGGAAACGGGATAGGAAAACCGTAAATATGATACAGGTTTAAATGTCAACTGCATTATTCGATAGCATAGTTACTGAAGTGTATGACTTCGAGAGTAATGGAGATGCTGTTAAGGATTCAGCTCATAACCTAACAGAAGTCAATACACCTACATATGGATCAGCATCACCCCCTCAAGGCAGTTACTATGCTGATTTGGATGGTGCGACAGATGAACATTTTACTTTGTCTGATAACGCAGATTTTGATGTCGGGGCTAATGATTACAGTTGTTCGTTTTACTTTTCATTTGAATCAGGATCTACGTTTGACATTGCAGAGAAGTATGTTAGCGGGGACGGCTGGACAATAACGGACTACTGGACGGGGTCAGCAAGAGCATTGGGGGTAGTGCATAATAATTCGTATTCTGTTTCTACCGCTGAATCTGGGTTTGAGCCGGCAGTTGGGACCCTCTATCACGTTGTCTTTGCTTATGATGATGCAGCACAACAAATAACGTGGTGGATATCAGAAGTAGGAGGGACCTTTGGCGATCAGTTAAACGGAACTACAAATCCCATTACTGAGCCACCCGGAGTAAACTCAGCTACCATGTATATAGGTAGCATGAATGCAACGGCAACATTAGCTGGTCGGCTTGATGAATTTGCGTGGTTTAATGGACATGAAGTAAACGCAACGGAAGCAGAAGAGATATATGACGGCGTTGGCAGTGGCGGGTGGAGAGAGGCGGTTGTTTCCGCTTTTAATCCAGTACCCGTTATTCAGCACATGAAGACTATGAGGGCGCAATGAGACTGTTAAAACAAAGCACAGGCGTAACGCTTAATCTAGGCCCGATGGTCGATGCATCGGGTTCGGCGAAAACGGCGCTAACCTTAACGCCTTCAGACATACTTTTGTCAAAAAATGGTGGCATAATGGCGGCGAAAGCTGATGCAGCTACCGCAACCGCAGATACCGCAGGATATTACCGATATGATCTTACGGCTTCTGACGTTAACACCTTAGGCCGTTTGCGAGTGGCTTGCCATCCTGCGGGGGTGCTACATGCGTGGGACGACTATATGGTCGTTCCCGCTAACGTTTACAATTCTCTTGTGGGAGGGAGTGATTATCTCAATGCAAGAGTAGCGGACATATCGGGTACGCCAACAGCGGTAGCTAATCTTAAAGCGCAATATGATGGTACTGGTTTAAGTGGCGACGTATACCCGTCTACCCAGTCGCAATTAGCTGGAATTGCCAATGTTGGTTCAGCTTCTCACCGTGAGTTTACAGGAGAAGACCTAACGACTCCCGCTACCACCACAGGAGGGAGCCACACAGATACGAAGGCTCTCGATGAGATCTATATGTATTGGGATTCAGTTTCCGGCGGGTTTGAGGCAGAATTAACAGGAAATATAGGTGCCGGATCGCCATCGGGCATAAAGATTACAGGCTATATGAATGGAGCCAACGACAAGCTTTTTGTTCAAATGTGGGACTATCAAGCGGGTACACCGGCTTGGGTAACTCTCGGAGCTTGGTCGGGCGGAGGTTCATCAGCTAACCAAGTTCTTCCTTTTGACGCTTTTATAGGGATGGTTGGAACAGGGGCCAACCTTGGAAACGTGAGATTGCGCTTATACAATGACAATGGTGGCGATCTTGCAGCACTAACGAACGCAAACATCTATATTGATCAGGTATTTATAGAATTTAGCGAGAATACTGGCGCTTCACTGGATGCTGTATATTTCGATAGTAATGCGAGCAATACGGGTACGACTAGCGTTGATGGAACACCAGGGAACCCTGTATCAACTGAAGCTGCGGTGAATACCTTACTTGCAGACAGGAACTTGAACAAGGTGATAGTCGCTCTTGAGAGTTCTATCACTTTTGCCACTTCCCACATCAATGAAGATTGGGAAGGAAAACATTGGACGGCAGAACTTGAAGATCAAGATTTCTCAGGTTCGCATTTAGAGGGAGCTGATGTTTCGGGTGTGGGTACAGGGACAGCTAGGATAGACTTTAAGAATTGCACGATAAATACAGCGACTATCCACCAATTTCATATGGAAAATTGTGGTTTTAATGGAACGCTAACTTTGGGCGAAACGGGGAGCTATGTAATATATAGGGGGCATTCTGCTATAGCGGGAGCAACAACACCTGTCATAGACACTGGTGCCGCTTTGGCGAATGTTGATCTTTCGATGCCTGGTTGGTTGAATGGTGTAGAAATCCGGAACCTCAACGCAACCGGTACAGATCTTTTTAGCATAAGCGGAATAGGCCAGATAATATATGCAGCTTCTTCAAGCGGGGCGGTCAACCAAAGGGGGGACTGGAAGGTTACGAATACAGGCGGCGTAGCTATCACACCGGACGACAATACTGCCAACGCGGCAAGTATTTTAAATGACACAAGTTCTGCCGGAGTTGTGGTAGCGGCGAGCTCAAAAAATGACTACAGACTTAGTGCAACAGGCGTAAACGATATCCTGGATGCGTCAAGTTCAGGGTCTTGTGTAGGTAGCCCAACGACTCTAAGAAAGCTGATGCACTTCTCCGAACAAGTTGTCAAGAACAAATTGGAGTACATTAAGGGTACAGATACTATGACAATGTATGAAGATGACAGTTCTACACCTAAGTGGGCGCACGCTATGACAGATGATGCTACAGAGGCGACGAGAGGTAAGGGCGCGTAATGAATAAAAGAGAATTGCTTAGAGGATGGCTACGAGGCAAAAATTACCACATAGATGATATCGCTTCGGCTCTTGAATTTTACGATAGAGAGCTTAGAGAGGGGCGCAGTCCGAGTGATAAGTCCATTTTGAAAATTGCTGATAAGAGCCATAAACGGGCAATAAGCATCTCGGTTAAGAAACTAGCTTCAGGAAAACCGGTTCTTATAAAATACGAGACTCAGGCAGAAGGGACTTACAGCTCAGTCTTCGTAGCTTTAGGCATTTCGATAGGTGTAATAATTATGCTGGTTTTAGAACTTATAGGAGTTTAGGATGCCTTTTGGAAATGATGCAATAGCTGTAGTCACAAACGGACTCGTAAGAGACACTGGGAGTTTCGCAGAGCGGTTAGTTTCTCATGGATTAATTGGCGATATTCTTACAGCTTTTGTCCCGTCTAATGCATCAAGGTGGTTTTTCTTTTTTGAGAGGTGGAAATGATCATCCCTTTCGGAGAGTATCTGCCTGATTTACCAGCGCATGAAAACCCAGGCTTGATAGTGGCAAAGAATTGCTTACCGCACTCGGCGAGCTATAAAGGTCTTCCTGCGCCCGTTGAGTACAGCACTGCTATCAGCGAATCGTGCCGAGGTTTTTTTTCTGCGCAAGATAAGGATGGGAATGCATACAGCTATTGTGGGGATGTCTCAGATCTGTACAGACTTTCAGATGCCTCTTGGACGGGGGCAACCAGGGCCTCCGGAGGAGACTACCAGACAGCCCTTGCCGATAGATGGGAGATGGTAAAGTGGGGTGAGAGAGTCATTGCGACTAACTATACGGATGCAGTTCAGGAGATAACCATGGGCTCTTCCAACTTCGTACCGCTTGCGGGTACCCCACCGAGAGCACGGCATGCCGCTGTAGTCAAGGACTTCCTCGTACTGGGGAACTGTCATAGCTTTTCGACAAGTGCTAAAACGACCAATAGATTGCATTGGTGTGGTATAAACGATGTAGAAACTTGGGAACCATCTGCGGCGACACAAGCCGATTACCAGGATCTACAAGGTAACGGGGGTTGGATACAACGCATCATAGGTGGACAGTACGGCACTGTATTTCAGGAAAGGTCTATCTGGCGTATGACCTACATAGGCTCACCTTTAGTCTTTCAGTTTGATGAGATCGAACCGGGAAAAGGTACAGGCAGTCCGGGAAGCGTAGTAGTTAGGGGATCAACCATATTTTATCTGGGCCTAGATAATTTCTACAGGCACGATGCCGGGATGTCTACCCCTATCAGTAACGATCGGGTGTATAAAACTTTTCTCGCGGACTACGACCCCTCCTATTACTATAACGTTACAGCAAGTGTAGACCCTGTTAATCCTTATATTTTTTGGGCATATCCTGGCGTAGGAAACACTGGGGGGAGAGCGAATAGAGTTTTGGTTTACAATGCAGAGGTGAACAGATGGGCTATCGCCGACCTGGAGATAGAGGCTTTCGGACAGATGCAAGCTGAAGGATACACCTTAGAAGGGCTCGATGCAGTAAGTTCTTCACTCGATGCTCTGCCTTTTTCACTTGACTCAAGAGTATGGGCAGGGGGTGCGTTAAACCTATCGGCTTTTAACAGTGACCACCGTTTAGTCAATTTTACGGGTACGGCTATGGACGCTACTTTTGAGACGGGCGAAAAAAACTTAGCTAAGAAGGGTGGACGAGCTTATGTGAGAAACAGCCGTCCTATAGTAGCTGGGGGTACAATATCGGTACAGATCGGTAAGAGGGATCTACTTAACCAATCTGCAAGTTTTGGCAGCGCGATATCCGTTAATAGCGACGGGGAATGCCCTACGGACTCAGAGGGTCGATACCACAGGTTTAAGGTTAACACGACAGGTGATTTCGAACATGCACAGGGTCTTGATGTCGAAGCAGTTAGCGTAGGGAGGTATTGATGCGAAGTCAAAAAGTACAGCAGGCTTATGCGACCTGGCAGGAAGGGCTAAGGCAGGTTGCAAACATCTTAAACAACGAACCCACCTTTGAGCTAACACTAAATAGTGGTACTGCGAGTACTGCCGTTTCGAACAGCTTGGTAGGGTATGGCAGTTTTATAGGCTTTATGGCAACTACGGCTAATGCAGCTGCGGATATGAATAGTATGTACGTTAAGTTAAGATCAAAAGAGAAGTTTATATTGGCACATGCCGATAATGCAAATGGCGATAGGACTTTTGTTTATCACGTAATAGGATAGGAGAAAAAGATGGGTTCCTTTTCAAAATATGCAAAAAAAGCGGCAGGAGTTTTCGTTAACCCTATTTTGGGACAAGCGGGTATCCTGACCGGTATGTTAGGGGGTTCTCCAGATGAGCAGGTCACTAAGAACGAGCCTTGGGGGCCTTTACAGCCCTATCTAAAAGATTACTACGCTTCTGCAAAGGATTGGTACACTAGGGGGCAACCTTTAACTGCACCTGTATCGCGAGAGCAGCGGCAAGCGTGGAGTATGGGCGCGTCCCGCGCTCGCGCAGGATCTCCGTTAACTCGCCAAGCACAAACGAGTATATCCAACATCTTAGGCGGGGGGATGGAAGATCCCTCCATGGCACTCTATGGGGGTATGGCGGCAGGTGGTGTGAGTCCTACGATGGGTGGGTATGCGGATATTGCAGGGGGTGGGGCTGTAAATCCTGCCGCAGCGATGTATGGTAATCTAGCGGCAGGAGGTGGGGTAAATCCCGCTATGCAAAGATATGAGAGTATCGCAGGTAACTTAGGGGCAGACCCCGCAGCCGCGATGTACGGCGGAATCGCAGGTGGTCAGGGGTTGTATGAAGACCCTGCGTACAGCCTTTTAGCGCCAACAGCTTCAGGCGAAATGCTCGGGGCCAACCCCTATCTTGACGAAATGTTTGGACGTGCCGCAGGCAAAGCGGGGGAACAGTTTCAAAATATCATAGCACCCTCAATTGCATCGCAATTCAGTAGAGCAGGGCGCTACGGCAGCGGCGCTCAGGAGCAAGCCTTCGGCAGGGCTGGCCAATCCTTATCAGAAACACTTGGGGGCATGGCTGCTAATATCTATGGGGGCGAATACGGTAGAGAACGGGAGAGACAGTTAGGCGCAGCCAGAGATATTTCTGGTGTTTTTGGGCGTGAAAAAGCGCAACAGCTTGGGGCTATGGGCGGTATGTCTGATATTTATGGCAGAGGCATATCGCAGCAGCTCGCCGCTACTGGAGGCATGGCTGACGTATACGGTCAAGAAAAGGCAAGGCAACTTGCTGCTACCGGGGGTTTGGCAGGGGTTTATCAAGGTGGCGTAGGGCAACAGCTTCAAGCGCTAGGTGGTATGGAGGGGGCCTATGGTGGTGAACAAGCCAGACGACTTTCCGCGATGGGCGGTATGGCCGGAGCATACAGAGGAGGTATGGGCGATATCTTTAGGGGCGCGGAGATGGCTCCTGGTCTCGCAGCCCAGGATTACTTCGATATGAGTCAGTTGGCGAATATCGGACAGCAAAAACAAGCTCAGCAGACAGCTATGATGCAAGATCCTATGCAAAGGTTGCAAGCTTATGGATCATTCTTACAGCCAGGATCACAGTTCGGCACAACAACACAGCCTCTTCACAGCAACCCACTAGCAAGTGCTCTAGGCGGTGCCGCAGCAGGGTCGGCGTTCGGCCCTTGGGGTGCGGGAATAGGTGCTGGGTTAGGACTACTTGCAGGAAGGTAGGAGATAATTATGGCAGGTATTACAGATTTTTTAGTTCCTCCAGGTGATTTTACGCCTGAGCAAAAGCAGTGGATGCAGAGTCAACAGCTTATAGGTATAGGCTCAAGGCTGTTGGCAGCCGGCGCACCTTCTACGGATCCCCGTCACGGCTCTATTGCATATGCCCTAAGTCAGGGAATGGCAGGTATGCCTCAGGATCAACAGCGTATAATGCAGAGCATGATGTCCCAACAGAAAATGCGCATGGCACAGGGCAAAGCTGGTAAAGAAGCTGCGATGCAAAAGAGTATCGCGAGTATACCGCAACCTGGAGAGCCTATCGCAGGGCCTACAATGACCGGTGCGCCAATGGAACCTTTGACTTCGGCGGATTACTTAGGGCGTATTCGTGATGAGTATTTGGCAAAAGGGCGGATTGATGAAGCCTCCAAATTGCAGGGCATGATATCTAAAGAGGAAGGCGCTGAAGGATTTTCTTTTACTGCTACGGCACGGGCGAATGAGATAGCCCAGGCTGAATACGGCAGGCTGTACAATCAGTTGACTCAGGAAGAATCTGCAAAAGTAATGAAAAAAGTCGCTGCGTTTGAGGGGCTTAAATCAGGGGCGAGAACTAAAGCCTCTGGCGAGGCCAAAAAAGACTTAGGTTTATCGGCGGGGGATCTCCAAAAGTTTGTAGATCCCAATACTTTGCATAAATTCCCAGCAGGGACAACTTATAGACAGGTGGCGAGTGTTGGGGGGTTTTCAGCGACTCCTAAGCAGTTAGAGTCGATTACTGAACTAGATAATACTTCGGCAATAGTGACGGAGCTTGATAAATTGACTGAGAGAATTATTCTTGCAGAGGATGCTGTAGCCGCTAATATCCAAGGCCCTGAATTATTCCTCGGTGCCAAATCTAAGTCAAACCCTATTGCGGCTACCTATAACGATAAGAGGGCAGCATTTACTGGAGTCTTATCAAGATCCATTGGTGGAGAGAAGGGTGTCTTAACTGACAGAGATATCTCCAGAGTTGTTAGGAGTTTGCCTAAATTTAATGATACAAAACAGATAAGAGATTTCAAAATGGCAACGTTAAAGAATCTCGTATCAACAGCAGTAGACGCGAAAAAAAGAGCCATAACAGGCAGAGCTCTTAATAAGACCGCAATAAATGCAGAACTCAAGAGGCTAATCGACGCTCTTGAGGGCAAGGATTCACGCCCTCCACTGGAGAGCTTTGGGAGATAGCTATGGCTTTTAACGTAGATCAAGCAGTGCAAGCCGGATACTCCTACGATGAGATCGCAAACCATATGGCGCAGGGTAGTGGCTTTGATATCGATAAGGCTCGAAAAAGTGGTTACTCAAGTGCGGAGATAGTTAGTCACCTGGGCAACCTGCGTCCGGCAGGTACTGGGCAAGCAGCTCCCCCCAGACAGCCTTCTATTGGAGGCGAAGTAGCTCCAGAAGATGTCGAGTTCGCTAAAGAGAGCCCTAACCTATATGCAGCTAGAGAAGCGCTTAAAGAGACAGGACGTACTTTGGGGAAGGCTATAACCTCAGTTCCAGGAAGCGCTGCGGAGTATGGCAAGGCACTTGTGCAGCCAGTACTACACCCCCTCGAAACTGCGGAAGCTATAGGGAAGACGGGCGCAGGATTGATATCTAAAGTCTTTGAGCCAGGGGTGCAGCCTGAAGAACAATATGTTGATGCTATATCAGACTTTTATAAGAAGAGATTTGGCAGTTTGGAAGGTTTTAAGAAAACCCTGGAGGAGGATCCGGTGGGCCTTGTAGCCGACTTATCAGCAGTGTTAACAGCAACCGGTGGCGCAGCAGGCACTTTGCTTAAAGCTACAGGCAAACCAGCTAAGCTGGCAGGAGCTGCTACCAAAGCTGGTGCAGCTATTGAGCCCCTATCGCTGGTCACAAAGCCTGTGGGGATAGCAGTGCAGGCGGTGGCTAAAAAGCTCTATGAAAATTCTGTAAAATTTTCAACAGTATTGAAAAAAGGGAAACGAAGCGCTCAGGTAGCTGCGGCGTTAGATGAGCATATCTTACCTACCGAAGGTGGTCTAAAAAGGCTCGAAGCAAAGATTAATAATATAAATCTTGAGATCGATGCAAAAATCAAATCGGCTACAAAAAGTAAAAAGCGAATTAAAAGCGATGATGTGTTGAACCGACTAGACGATGTATCTGACAAGTTCCAGTATGCATTAGATGTTTCTGATATCAAGCAAGATATCCTCGACATGAAAACCAGATTCAAAAAAGAGTTTGGCGAATACGTCTCTCCTAAAACTGCCCAAGGAATTAAAAAGCAAATATATCGCGAGCTAAAAGGAAAATATGGTGAACTAAAAGGCTCCGTAATAGAGACGCAAAAAACATTAGCAAGAGGTCTTAAAGAAGAACTTGAAGTGATCCACCCGATATTGAAAAGTCTGAACGCGAAAGATGGAACGCTCATAGAATTAAATCATTCATTGGAGAGAGCTGTAGGTAGGATACGGAATCGGAATATTATAAGCCTAATAGGGGGTAGCGGAGCTGGGGTAGTTGGCGCTGTTGCTGGTGGTGGTGAAGGTGCGCTGATGACACTCTTAGCCTACGAGGTTGTGACTAACCCTACAGTCAAGTCTGCATTGGCTATAGCTTTGAATAAGGGGCGAAAACTTGCAGCACAAGTTTCTAAGACAGGCCCAAGGCAGTTGGCTTTCCAAGCGGGACGAACTGAAGAAGTTGTAAATGAATAGGGAGAATAATCAATGTCAAACATAAGCCAATGGAGTTCGAGCGCGAACGGAAACACTTCCCCAAGTCCTGATGGTGCTCCAGAAGGTATGGCTCCTTCAGGAGTCAATAATACTATGCGGGAGAATATGGCCGCAATCCGTAGGCAATTTCAAGATGCTGAATGGGCGGACTGGGGGTACACACCCACTTATGCAACAACAGACTCCTTTACCCTTGTCGGCGACAGGACAGGTATTTTTCACGCAGGGCGTAGGATCAAGGCTTCAGACAGCTCTGATACATTTTATGGCACTATTGCGAGCGCCACCTATTCCTCGAATACGAGGGTATCTTGTACCCTCGATGCTGGGAGCTTTACCACATCGCTATCTGGAATAAGCGTGGGGATCTTATCTTTCAATAATAAATCTGTTCCCGAAGTGTCTGCGAGTTATGCACGAAGCGCAGGACTGGCGGCCGTAGCTACAAGAGCCGTAAGTGCCAGTGCTGCATTGAACGCGAGTTACGCCGCGAATGCAGGACTCGCCGCTGTAGCTACAAGAGCTGTAAGCGCCAGTGCTGCGCTGAATGCTTCTTTAGCTACAAGAGCTGTAAGCGCCAGTGCGGCGGGAACGCTGCAAGGCTTAGGCCCTTCTGCCTTTCTACGATTAGCCACCACTTCCACCTCTACGGTAAAACAGTCCTTTAAAGCCGGTTTCGTGGCTTCGGCATCAGTGACCCTGGCAGGCTCGCTAACTCTTATAAAGCCAGGGGGTGGCTTCGCTGAAAAAATATCCATATATGCAAAAGGTTTTTCAGATACTGGCGCAGAGACCTTGGCGCTTGATTTAGAAGCCGCGCCAATACCAGTTGACACTTTCACTCCAAGTCATAAAATTCGAATATGGATAAATAACGTAGAGTATTGGATTCAGTTAGATGCTGTATAAGCTATGAACGATATCGCTTCTGCCCTTTTAGCAATCCCCCTTCTGTATGGAGGGCATGAGGCAGGTCACGAGATAGAAGCCGACAGACTACAAGTCCCTATGCACTGGGAGGATAAGACCTGGTACGCAGGTACAGATGACAAGAAAAAACTAGCCAAGATAGCGGGAGCAGGATTCAGGGGTCAAGATCAAATAAACAAAGCCTTTGAAGGCACGTCAATTGCTCAGGCTCTTAGAGGTATCTCCGCAGCAAATAAGATTGGGTATATTATTAATCCGGATAGTGGGACAAGCAAAACGGGAGACTTAAGAACCTTGGATAAAGCTTTAGGAAAAAATTCAGCGCGGTTGGGGCTTGCGGCCTCGTCTATATACGATTTACTAAGAGCTTCGGGCGAAGATCCTAACTACTCGGTCGATTTCTGGCAATCGATGGATGGCGCTCCTGGTCTATCCGTCACAATCCCTTGGGATTTATAATGGACCCTGAAAAAGAATCCCTAAATATATTCCTCGCGGCCTTGGGCACTATGCTGTCGCTCTTTGGGATCAACTTCAGATGGACTCATGCTATAAGCAAAAAGGTGGATAGCTGTGTGCCTAAAGAAGACTTCACGCACCGTATGGATCGTATGGAGGATTCCATTAAAGATGATATTCAGTTGATTCGTATTGAAATAAGTAAATTAGCCGAACGCCGTTTGAAGACGCGCAAAACGGATGGAGATTAAAAAGCGGAGGCAAGACTTAAAGCCTCCGCTCAGTCACGCGGCTAAGTATGCCGCAACCTTTTAATTGCCCATAGGATCACCTCCCCATTGTTCGGCCATACCCACAATGCGAACAGCTGTATTCCTAAAGGATCGTCGCGAGTAGGAATAAGCAGTGTAGCTCTTCGATTTTGAGATTTTAACTATTAGTTTCATTCCAGGCTACCTACTAGCTAAGTTCATTAATCTTGTGTAATATGTTCTCTCAATATCATGTAGAAAACATTTCTTGCCAAAGCACCAAGATCTATGAAGTCGGGTTTTAATTTATTTAACTCTAAAATCTCAGGTATAGAGCCTAATGCTTCTTCGTTTATCACTTCTTGAAGTTGCTCATAAGTGAACTGCTCTGGTAATCTTGGGTCGTCAAATATCGTCGCTATATGATCTCTGAAAGCTCTAAGGGATGGACGTATGTCTATAAGTTCCTTGTTGGGGTTTTGGGCTACAACCCAGTAAGTAAATGCAGCTTGAAAACTAGACAACATCACCCAAAACTCTATATTCCTATAGTGTGTAGAGATATCTAAATTGGTTAAACTATCGAATCTATTATTTGTTTTTATTTCGCCCATCTTCTAACCTCCCTATTTCGCGGTTTGCAAACCAGATAATTTTATTTAAGTCACGAAGCGGATCGGAGTGTTCGCAATTCCCGAAGCGATAGATGGCCTTAAACATATTGCCCATGGCAAAGTTCATGTTGCGATGTTCGATTAGATCCTGCAAGTTCTCAGCGTCTTCAGGTATGGCATATTGACTGGGCGTAGAGCCCCCTGGCGGTTCGTCAATTGGAAAGTCACCGGGCCTTTTTGGTGTGGAGCACTTGGCGCACACCCATTCTTCTGCTATCGTATTGGAATTGTATATCTTAGTGTGACTGGTAACCTTTTTACACGTTCGGCAGTTATCCTGCCTTTCAAGACTCCCGGACATTCCTCCTCCTCAATGCCTCAAGCAATGCGCTTTGTACCGAGGCTTTAGATTTTAGACGGTCTAACATCACGCGATCCGTCGTGTCCTTTGCTAATATATAATGAATAAATACCGGCCTATCATATCCAGACTGTAACTGTCTGACAGGGCCAATACGCTCTATGATCTGATCGTGATATTCAAGGTTCCAGGTCATAGAGAAAAATGTGATAATGTTGCCTCCATCCTGTAGATTAAGGCCATGCCCTGCGCTTTGGGGATGGGCGAAGAGTATCGGTATTTTGCCCTTGTTCCAATCGCTCAGGGTCTTAGGCTTTTTATCAAGAGCTTTCCCCTGAGGAAAAAATTTCTTCAGCCTTGCAAGATCGGACTTGAACCAATAAGCGACGAGCACAGGCATCCCTGCGGCCTCTGTAACGATACTTTCCAGCGCTGTGAGCTTTGCGTCGTGTACACCTTCCCAGTTACCTTTGTCGTCAACGTAGGCCGCTCCATTGGCTAATTGCGAACACTTATTAGTAAGAGCCGCAGCGTTGAAGGCTTCAATCTCGTATTCACCAAGTTCTGTGTACATTTCTTTCTCAAATTTGTCATAGAGCTTTCGGGCCTTGGGCGGTAGATCAACCTCGAGGTTGTTAACTATCGGATCCCCTATGTCGAAATAATCCTCAGCTTTAAGCGTAAGGCAAATGTTAGACAGCTTTTTCTGAATCTCTTTTTCCGCACCGACTCTAAGCTTATAGGAGAAGCCATCACGTTCTTTATAAAACCACCGCTGTTGGTAAGCAGTATAAATATCTCCTAGCCTGAAACCTTTATCCAGGAAAAAAGTCTGACCCCAAAGGTCGAGGTAACCGTTAGGTGCTGGTGTTCCAGTCAGATTAACCCACCGCTTTGCAGCTCTGATAATACGCTTTAAAGCCCCTGCGCGTTTCGTCCCTTGCTTTGCCCTTACGCCTTTGAGCCTCGTGCTCTCATCACACACCACGAAGTCGAAAGGCCAACCTTTAGAGTAGAAGTCGGTAAGCCATTCAATATTGTCATAATTAATGCAGTAGATATCAGCATTAACCCTTAGAGCCGCTACCCTCTGTGCCGAAGTACCGGTCACTACTGAGACTTTCAAATGCTTGAACTGATCCCATTTCTTTACTTCTGCCGGCCATACGCTCTGTGCCACCCGCAAAGGGGCTATGACGAGCATGCGCCTTGAAACTTCGGCAAATTGCAGTGTGTCAAAGATCGACAGCACTGCCGCAGTCTTACCCATTCCCATGGGTAAGAACAGCGCACTGCGAGGATGCTCAAGGCCATAAGCTATGGCGATCTCCTGATAGGGCCGTGGGGTGAAGTTCATAAATTATCTAAAAGCTCTTGTACAATGCCCCAATTGTCGTATAACTTTGCTAAAAGCGCTCTTTTTTCTTTTTGTAGTTCCCTGACCCTATCCCATCTATCTTGATCGATATATTTGTAAATCTCATCTTTTATCAGGGTTTCAATTACTTGAGGTTCTAGGGCATCCAACTCCCAGGAGGTACTACCGAATTTCTTGATATATTCGTTTGCTCGACTGTCAGTAACCTTAGTGGGGTTAGGCGGGGGTTTATACTGATCCACCTGATCCATGTTCAGAGCAAGGCGCTTTACGCTAACGCCACTGAATGCTTCTGTGAAAATATCTAAACGATCTTTATTGTCTCTCGTCATGTCGATGCCTGAGGGATCATGGTCTCCTAAATGGAGCAATACACACTTTTTCCCCTTCCCCATTTTTTCTTTGAATCTCATCCCTGCTCTCCAAGCCTCTGAAGCAGATAAATAACCTTTACAAGACATATAAGGAACTAAATAAGGATCACAAGCTCTTTTTATAACATTCCCTAAAGCTTCTTTCTCAACCCAAACTTCAATATAATAATCCTGTCTTAACCATTGATCAAACCTAATATAATAAGGTAACTCCTGTACTGGGGTGCATTCATCTTCTTCGTACCAGAAGGATTCATGCCCCCTATTTCTATCTTCTATAGCTTTCCAAGAAATCATGCCTGCCATACGCGCTTTAGTGATCGTATTCCCGATGTTTTTATAACTCCTTTCGGAATTTTCGACGAGACCCCTAGCTACAAATTGGTAGTATAGTTGTCGAAGCGTCAGAACGTACCCCGCCGACTCATATTCAGCTATGATGCTTTCTGCAACATTTACAAGATTAAGAGTTTCAATCTTTGGACTCCAGTTTTTGTATTTGATTTTCATCCCATCATCTCCCTAATATTTACCATTACATACAACCCAACAAGGCAGCTAAAATCACAAAGCCATAAGCTATGGCGATCTCCTGATATGGGTGGGGGTGAAGTTCATAGATCTTCTACCCCAGTAGATCTCGGAATTTCCAATGCATCAAGGTATCCTCGAATGAACGTTTCCGCTGCTTCAGCATTGATAGCGTTTCCGTAGGCGCGCAGTCGTCCCACTCTTGAGGTAGCCCCATGAGCCAACGGGGATGTGCCGGGCTCAACTGGCCTCCACTTTCCATCTCGGCAGAAGAGCCAGTCAGCATCTCGCCAGAAGCCGTTAGTCGGTGAGGGGTTATGAACATTGTTGTCACTGTTTGGAGATCTTGTCCGCCCATTCCGTGTATCCCCGGACTGTTTGCATTCTGTAGTTTCGGAGTTGGCCAACCCGTTAAGCACATCGTGATTTGTTCCGCGAGGTTCCCTGGGGGTACAGTCTTTCGACCCAGAGACTCCCGCCACGCTTTTCGTTGTTGCATTGATTCCGCCGACCGTTCCGATATTGCGGTTACTGTCGGAGTCTGCCATCCGGTCGCGTTCAGCAACAAACCAGAGCCTTTGCCTGATGTGCGGCGCACCGACGCTCGCAGAGCAGAGATCAATTGCCCCTGCGGAGTAACCCGCTCCTTCCATGTCAGCTTGTACAAGGTCGAACCAATTGAGGCCGTCCTTACTCGCAACCTGCTCACCAAAGACGACATCAGGGTCGCACTGCTCAATGAGGTGGTGGAATGCTGGCCATAGGTGCCGCTCGTCATCAAACCCGCCTGCTTTGCCTGCCGCGCTGAAAGGTTGGCAAGGACAACTTCCCGTCCATACTGGTCGATCATCAGGCCAACCTGCTCGACGTAGTGCAAGGCTCCAGATCCCGACTCCTGCGAAAAAATGGCACTGAGTAAAGCCTTTAAGGTCATTTGGTGTGACATCTTCAATGCTCCTTTCATCAACTACACCTGGTGCAATATGACCAGCTTGGATTAAGTTACGCAACCATTGAGCAGCATAGGGATCTATCTCATTGTAATATGCGCTCATCAACCATCTCCTCTGCCAATAGCTTATCGACACCTTCTTTGCTGTCTATTACAAAGACCTTACAGCCTAACGCCCTGAGCCTTGCGATCTCACGCTCCTGCCCTTCTGTAGGCTTTTTGCCCGGAGCCTTAAGCTCGACGAAAAATACCTCGTTTTTAGGTAAAACGCAGAGTCTATCTGGTACGCTCCTTCGCGCCGGGCTGGTAAACTTATAGGCTATGCCTCCGAGCTTTTTGACCTTTTGCACAAGGTATTTTTCTATATCACGTTCTCTCATTCTTTTAACGCTTGTTCTCGCCAGTAATCCCGCCCTTCGGTCACCTTCTCTAGCTCTTCCTCTACGGATTTTAGCTCTTTTTCCACATCTTCCAACGTGTCCGATATACCCTCCAACTCTTCTAGCTCAGCTTTCGTTTTGCACAAAGGGCAGTCGAGATAAACTACTTCGTCATACTCGATCTTGCCTGCGTGATTGTCACATTTTTGCATTTTTGAACCTCCTTAATCACTAAAATTTACGCTCTACCTCCATACGCCGCAAGCATTGTAGTAGCGTTTCGTTGGGTAGTAGATTATAACCACATCCAATTGTTCCTCCCTTCCAGCTGCCGGACCTCTCACCAACTTCATCATTGAATTCGATATCAATGCTTTCGCGGTAGAGCCTTTTTGGTATCCACGGCCTCACCCATTCCCTTGATTGTTTCAAGATAGTAGCTTGCCGTTTTTGGCTTTTTCCCGACTTTAAATGGTAGGTGTAATTGTGGGTTTCTTTTTCAGATAGTATTTTATGTTCTACAAACCTCCACCCCCACGGCATCTGTATTGACTTGAGAGGATCATCCTTCACACCATTACATTTTCCCCAATACAAAAATAAAGAATCGGCAAAGAAAGCAAAACCATATTGTGGCCCTGAACACTGGTAATTGTCTGGGACAATCCACTTCCAGGGGAAAGCCAGCCCGAACCTAAAAAGACCAGCCCCGACAGTGACCCATCCTAGTTTTTCCTCATGCCAATCAGAGGGGAACTCTACGCGAAAAGCAAGCCCACTAATTTCAAGCTTACAATATGCTATCTCCCCCCAACCTAAAAAACATCTCAACAACTTGTCTTTTTTCTCATAAATAATATTCATTTTTTCAGTTTGGCCTCCTCTTTAGTCTTTACGATACCTATAAGATTCAAAGCCTGCCGCAGCAAGCGGTAAGCCTTCTGCCCAAGGCGGTACGGTAGCGAGCATAGCGCTTAAGCCTCTGGCATTAAACTCAGGGCTGTCTGGCGTTTCTGTTGGCACTTCGTCATGCACTGTGAAGAGAATCTTATAGCCTTGGGCTTCTATCTCAGGCATATTGAACTTCATCACATCACCAGCTACGGCCTGATCTGCATTTTCTAAAAACAGACCCCCATAAGCATATCGCTTTCCCCAGACTCCGGTTGTGGGGTGCGTACCCCAATACTCCAGGCCTTTACTCGTCACCTTCGGCCTGAAGTAGCAGAGCACTCTTTTGGAAGGTAGAAAGCATAAAAGCCATTGGCCGGTACGCCTAAATGTTAGCCTTTCCGCTACGAAATTGGTGTCTGGAGTATGCACTGCACTCTCCGCAGCGCTTTCAAGCTTTTTCCACATCTTTACAATCTGCGGATTCTGCGCTCTCCACATACGCTTTACGACATCAGCCCCTAAGAACTGGTGCTCTGTAAGGTCAAAAGTGTTACCTGCCTCAAGACTTACCTCATACCATAGTTTTGCTCCGGCAATGAAATGCCTCGGTGCTCTGAGGAGAATCCCATCAGCCATGCTGGTTAGATCCACCCGGTAGTTCTTCGCACCTTCGACGGTAGCGCCTACCCCTCCTGCATACATATACATCAATTCAATTAATTTACCGACTGACCTTTGGCTCTTAGTAACCCGCTCTACAGGCACCCCGAAGAAACGACTGTAGGCTAAATTATAAAGATCGGGCACTTCACCTCTGTCGAAAGCAGTATACTCTCGGATCTTCCAGTATTCATTAGAGAGCCAGGCACCTACTCGCCCCTCTATATTGCTTAAGTCAGACACTACAAGCTTATTGCCTTCGCCCGGTATGATTAATCCTCTCACAGCGCTCGATGCTAACTCCATAACGTGATCAAACATTAAATCCGCGCAATCAAGTTTCATAGCTTGAATGCCGATATCCAGTTCACTATTGCTGAAAGTACTTCTCGTTAAATTCTGCGTTTGGAACAATCTTCCGGCCATACGCCTTGTGCGCTTTGCCCCATTCATTTGGATAGTGCCTTTCAATCGGCCATCCTCGCAGGTACATTTCACGGCTTTATTGTACTTAGCTGTTGAGCTCTTACTCGCTTGCTTTCTTATCCGTAAAAGCAACTTTGTTTCTTCAGAAAAAGCAGGGTTGTCAAGAGCGTCGGCGATAGTGCCTTTCTGCATATTCTCTAACCCTACGTCATGAACTTCGTTCAAATGGTCGAGCAGTTTGTCCCGCTGAGTGGCTTTATGCACCTTGCCGTCAGTCGCGATGAAAATCTCATCAGCTAATTTTTCCTGAGCCTTCTCCGTTGCCCGTATCGCAGCGTGAGCGAGATCAAGATCGACGTTGAAGCCTCTCTCATTAATCTTTTGATCCAAATGGTAGAGGGCTTGCTCCTCGGCGTTGTAGTTCCATCTAGGAAGCAGTTTGATGATGTGCCTCATCGATTCCACATCCCTTATGCAGTACTCCTTAAACCTTTCCCATTCCTCAGGGTGGGTATGACGATCATAGCGCTTGGCCTTGTGATTCTTAGGAGCTGGTTTACAAAAACGTTGGATCAGCTTCTTACCATCCTTGTCCTTCGCCTTATCTGCACCGAGTCCTAACGCCGCGCCTAAGTCTTCGAGTTTACCCGGAAGCCCAAGGCTCATGGCCAGAACCATAGAGCAATGAGTCCTTTCTATAGGTAGTTCGATACCAAGAGCGTGCTTTGAAACCATACGCTCAAACTGAGCGTTGTGAGCCCACAGCTCTTGCTCTCTGAGAAGTGCCTTGAATAGCTCATCAGGCATAACCAGATCAACTGTCGCATCCCAGAGCTGTACCGGCTCGTCATCAACAGCCCAAGCCCTCATCAATATCTCGCAATTCTCAGTATATTTGTGAAGGCCGACTTGCCTTATGTCAAGTTCTGAGAAAGTCTCATCGTCTAAGTAGAGCATATCACCTCATCATCTCTTCAACAGCTAATTCGTCGTGCAGGTTTTTGAGATCCTTTACGCGTTCTTGCCAACGGGGTAGCATTTCTTCCAAGATGCCTAGCTCTTCTTCAGAAGGAAATCCAGTAAACAACCTCGCATCAATGTTTTCACAGTCATCGAACACAATAACCTCCTCATGGTCTTTTAAGATTTAGTTCTCGCAGTTCTCGTCGGGTCAATCCTTCTCGGTAACATATGTTGCATTGTCCAACATAAACGTGCTCTGGATTTTCAGAAGCATAGCCTCTACCGCAGCCACATACCAACCTACCTGATCTTGTGCTAACTGTCGCTTTACGTTGCAGTTTTCTTGGCCACATAACGCCCTCCTTTTTGATTTAAGCCCTTGTCCGTCAATTCCCCAGGCAAAAGGGCTATCCCTGAGTTCTAATCGCTCAAAAGACATATGAATTTTACAGCTACCACCTTTTGAGCTGAGCACATCGGCGGCAATGAAAAAGAGGCTTGGTAGCCAACCTTTTCAGGAAAATTTGAATCGGCGGGGGCAGGGATTTGACGATCAGGCCCAAGAGAAAGTTTCTGGCAATCTGGATTATCGTAAAGTCACCCTGCAATTTGAACTTGCCCATATGCCGATATTTTTGTCATTCATACCGAAGCGCAAGAGCGTATACCTATTCCGCCACCCCACCAAACTGCAATTAGTCGAACATACCCTCTACGCTCTCGTCCGTTGCCTCGATCTCGTCAAACTCATCGGGATCCGCCGGAGCCCCACCGCCAAAAGCGTCGCCGTCTTTAACAAACTGCACACCCTTAAGCGAGGCATTGACTCTCTTACCAAACTTGTTGTCCTGTGCCCATATCTCAACGCTGGCGTTCACATAGCAACCGGCATAAGGCTTACCATCATCCTCTGTGAGAGGGGCCTTATCGACACCCAATACGAGAGGGCGGGTAGCGCTACCGGCTGAGACATATTGCATACCCTCAAAGCCATCGTAGTCTGCTTTGCCGTCGCCATCTCTTAGACAGGTCTTGTCGGCAGCTGTGAGCTTTTTAAGGATATCTTTAGCTTTACCTGCCCATTCGTCCTTAGCGGCAGCGATGATAGCTCCCTGCACTTTCTCTATGAGCTTGGCTTGAGTCTTTGGATCCATGAGCAAAAGAGCACCATAAGTGGCCTTTTGATCAGCGCTAAAAGCCTCCGGGTTAAAGATCTTTGGAAATGCGAGCCTTACATTTGTCAACATAATTTTCATATCAATTTTCTCCTACAGTTATAAAAGGTTAATCGGTTAATTGCTCAAAGTCATCAGACACACTGATAGCCAGGCGCTTATCGCTCTCAAGGGCTATGCAAGGTTTGCCTTCAGACCTCGTAATGTGGTTCTGCAATTTTTTCCATTGCTTTGGATGATCCTTCTTAAGCACCTTTTCTATTTGCGTTGGGCTTTTGGTCTTTAAGTTACAACGCTCTTCGACTTTGAGCCTCATACCCTTTAGCGTAGCCGTTGCCTCCTCCTCATTAACCCAAGCACGATTGCCTAGCTTACCCTGCACGAGCTTATATCCCGGCACTTTCTGCCCTTCGCTTAGAGTATCCAGTGTTTTGGCTTTAATCGCTTTGCACCATGACTCGATGAAGTCTATGTGATGGTAGTAGCAAGAAAGTTGTTCTCCTGTGATATTTCTAAAATCCACTGCGGTAGTATCTCCGCCCACAACGGCAAAATCCATCCCTATTATTTCCTGCACATCAGCCGCATACTCAAGGCAAATTGCTTGCGCTTTGCACCATTTGCACTGCACCTCTCCGGAAGTAGCTACTACGTCCTCAATCAAGGTTGCCTCGGCTGCGGCTTTCACCTCAAGGCCGAAGGCCATAAGCTCTTCGATGGTGAGCGTAAACTCATCATAATGGTTTAATCTCGGCTGATGGATGCAGAGCTTCACATGGGTAAAGTCCTCAAGCATACTGTAATCGTTATAAGACCCAAGGCCGTAGAGCATAAGCTGGCTATTACCTTCGGCGTAAACCTGAACACCTTTACCGTACTTTAGGTCATGTACCTCAAGAGTTGTGCCATCGACAACGATAGCATCGCTGGTTCCAAAGCCTTCTGATACCCAGGGGGAGAAGTCAACCCTACGCTCTACGAGCAAATGCTCTTTACTTTGAACGTTCTCCAGTACTTTATCGATATAGGTCTGAACACTCAGCACCATCTCGTCGTCAACGGCAAATTTCAGACCCTCTACGGTAAACTCCCCTCCCAGGAACTCTAAAGCTCTCTTACCTTCCCCAAGGCACATGGCACCAAGCTCATGGGCCGCCGTGCCTTCGGCTGCAAACTTTGAGCCTTTGTCCGGGATACCAGCCTCGCGGCTCGGAGCCGCAGCGCAGTTCATCCAACGGCTAGAGCCTGAGGCACTGAGCTTGGCGTGGGCTATTTCTTCTACTTTCAATGAAGCATCATTCATCAGAAGTAGCCTCCTCCAATTTGCTCAAAAGCGCAAGCCAATTTGCTTCAGGCACACCGCTGATACTAGAGGCTTCACCAAAGCTATAAAGCACTGTGAGAGCCGCCTCTTTGCTTTTAGCCTTGACCAAAGCGAGTAGCGCAGTCTGCACTGCTTCTTTTGTTATTTCCTGAACAACCCTTGCTTCAACCTTAGCTACGTCTACTTCGACAACCTCCTCCTGAGCTTTTAGCTTTTTGGCCGATTTGCTTTGGGCTTTTGGCTTCGGCTTTTCAGGCATTACTATCTCTACCCCAGGGCTCCCGGTGCAGGAGGACTCTTTACTCCCCAGTACTGCATCGGCCAAAACGAGTATTGCACTTGCTAAATTACCTATTGCTGTTTCTACTGACATTACTCACCCCCTTTTTTAGCTTCGAGTTCTTCATCCTTCAGGATCTTGACTAAAGCCTCTTTGTTTCGTTTCAGGGCCAATAGGCTACGCTCCGAGTTGTCATACTGAGAGCCGAAACGTACTGAGATCTTACCTGCCAAAACTGCGTCTTCCTGCCATACTGCCAAAATATTATTGCTGATATCCATAACTTTTTCCTCCTCGCTTTTTGCTGTTTGATTTTCGATTAACTCACAATCTAATTTAACCACTACCCAAGCACTTCCATAACCGGGGATCAACATACCAGAACCCGTCCTGCCGTCGTCGCGGAGTACATGTATGTAGTTATCAATACCTACTATCGCTCCCTCAGGTTCGCCAGGAACGCTAACCACCCTTATTCTATCCCCTATTGCAAATTTCACATCGCTACCTCCTCTTCGTTTAATTAATTCATTCCCGTTCACGCCTCCTAATATATAGAAAACAAAACACCCTTGTCAAGAAAAATTTTTGTTATTGACAAAAAAATCTTAAAATGTTACTAATTATTATCATATTAAAAGGAGGTGACCAATATGATTTCTATAGTATCAAAAGTGTTTAGCTATCTAGTGGAGAGGAAGCGCCTTAGATTAGTAGAAGCCTATAAAAGAGGTTTTGTATGGGCGATGGACTCCTATTTTATCGAAGGTAAATCCTTGGGCGAAATTGAAGCACTCTCTAATGGTTCTTTTCTCGGCGCTTCACAAGTTGGGGTGCGCTTCGATAGTGGTGCGGTTGAGGCGTTATGTCGCCTAGTAAGAGATTTTGATGATGGGACTACCTGTTATCTTTCAGCGTTTTATATTTAAAAGGAGGTGATAATTTTGGATCATGAACTTTTCAAAAATGGGTTAGAGCAGGCTATCCATATGGGTGGGGGCGCAACGAAGCTTGCAAAAAGCCTAGAACTTAGCCCCACGATTTTTATCTACTGGCAAAAGAAAGGCTATCCTCCGGTTAAGTATGTTGAGCCTATACTCAACATCGTTGATCCTGGTTGCGTTAAGCTCAAGCCTTGGGATCTCCTGGCTCCGGGCATTAAGCAGTTGGTGCTAAGCGTAATCGAAGCTGATATGGCTCTATAACAAAAAAGTCAGTGGGGTTTGCCACTGGAGGAGATTATTGAAATGGAAGAGTTAAGGAAAGAGATATCTGGGATTATAGGTGATGTAACTTTTAACCCAAAGGATACAATACCGAGAGATATTGCCGATAAAATAATTGCTCTTATTATCAAAACAGACCCCGTGGCGAAGCTCCATTGCAGCGACGGGTTATCTGCCGCTGCTTTGGCGAAGAGGTTTCACGAAACTTATGAAAAACTTGCACCTCAATTTAGCTACAAAACTAGGGAAGAAAGTTCGAAGCCTTGGGATGAAGTGCCGGAAGATAATAAAAACCTTATGATAGCAACGTGCGCTGAACTTTTGAAGCAAGGCATATAACAGAAAAGCTAACAAGGCGGCGCAACCAAGATTGTTTAATTAAACTGCGCCCCCCTGCCGCTCTGGTTGAGCGATGGGTTCTAAGGCGCGATTATTAACGGAGGATAGAAAAAATGGAAGAAATAGAAATAGTAGATAAAATGATGTCGGGCGAATATTCAGAAGAGGTGCTACTTGAAGAAGCTGAAATAACCACCGAGCAACTTGATGAAATACTGGAGGCACACGGTAAAGAGAAATGCTTTCAGTGTGGAGGCTGGTGGGATGAATGTGACATGGACGAAGACGGTCTTTGCCCAGATTGCAGCACAAAGCCGTAGAACCAAGGCTTATGCGGACACCATGTCCATGTATCAATATTGCTAAATTAGCATAAAGTCATTGTAACTGGTGGCGAGAACGCTTAAATGTCAAATTCAAATTACGGACAATGCTTTTTTGAAAGGAGCCTTACGTGAATAATCGTGCTGAATCTATAAAAAAGCTCATTGCCAATGGCTATTTGCTCATACCGATAGTCAAAGGCCAAAAGCGTCCTGCCGTAAAGGACTGGCAGAACCTAAGAGTTACAGACCCTAAAGAACTAGCAGGTTTTGACGGCGGTTTAGGTATCCTCACCGGTGTAAAAAATAGCAATGGGCTCTGTGCAGTTGGCGTTGACATTGACTCAATGGATGGGGAGTTGGTGACTGAGCTTATATCTAGTGGGCTGAAGGGGATGGCTAATCGTACTGGCCTCGCCCCAAAAAAATTGATCCTTGGCATTTCTATCGATGAGTTCCCCAAAATGTCGAGCAGAAAGTTTATTGACTCCGAGGGCGATATCCATCAACTTGAGATCCTGGGCAAAGGCCAGCAGTTCGTAGCCTTCGGAAAACACCCTGATACTGGAAAGAACTACCACTGGGATGCAGCCTTAAACCCCCTGGATAAGTCTACTAAAGACCTCGCTCTTTTTAGTCTATTAGGGATTAAAGAACTGATTCAACGTTTCGAAAAAATAGCCCTATCCAAAGGCTACACTCCTCGAAGCTCGAACAGTAAAGCTCTATCAAAAATATCTGACAGCGAAGAAGGCCATCCGCTCATGACCTATGAACCGCCTGTGGATCTTAAAGGCGTTGACCTTGCGGCAAAGTTGGAACTCATCGATTGTGAGGATTACGACATTTGGCTGAAAGTCGGCATGGCGCTGCACCACCAATTCGGTGGCAGGGATCACGGCTTTGAGCTTTGGGACGAGTGGAGTGCTCAAGGTATGGAGTATAAAGGCTCCGAAGATCTTAAGGCCAGATGGGTTGATTTTAAAATCGCTAAGTCCGGTGGCAGTGTGACCCTGCGTTCAGTCCTTAGCATGGCTCATGATATCGAACGCGAAGCGGAGCAGGCTAAACGGAAGGCTCGTTTTGACAAGGCTCAGGGCATGGTGAAGGATTGTGCCGAGGCCGGAGACCTCATCGACGATCTACTGCCAAAAATCGCAAAAGGTTTCTTCAAGGACACTTTGCACCTCGACCTTCTGCAAAAGGCTGTTCAAGCGAAGTTTAACAAATTATCAGATAGCAGTGAGAAAATTAGTCTACCAGAGATAAAAAAGATCTGTAAGCCAATTCAATACAGCGAACGGCAGAAAGGTCTGGACTGTCCGAAATGGGCAGAGGACTATGTTTTCGTCACAGGCCGTGAAAAGTTTTACCACAAGACTATGTGCGCTCTCATAGGGGAGAAAGGTTTCCGTGGCGCTCATAATCACGAGCTAGGCGGTGAAGACTCCGCAGCTTTTATCCTTAATCACGCACTCATCCCAATAGTCAATCAAGTGCTCTATTTTCCCGGACAGGGCGAACTGTTCACGGCCAATGGCGTAACCAGTGTTAACTCCTATAGTGACGTCGGGGCTTTAGACTTGTCTGAAGGGGGGAAAGCTTTTCGATTTGCTGTGGGCGAAGAGTTACCAGAGGCGGCACAGTGCTTTAAAGATCATATATCATTAATATGTAGCGGTAAAAGATCGGCTGAAGGCGGTTTTACGCGTGGAGCAAGGCTTTTGACTAACTTTTTACGGAAAAATATTGAGTCTCCTGGTGATAGAGTAAACTGGGCTGTCTTTTTGCAAGGGGCTCAAGGTGATGGCAAGAGCGAGCCTTTCCATTGGCTCATGGGTCGGCTTTTAGGCCCAAAAAATGTCAAAGTAGTTAATGCCCGAACCATCGAGAAGAGTGATTTTACTGACTGGGCTGTAGGATCCTGTTTTACCATGATCGAAGAGGTAAAACTTCAAGGCCATAATCGATATGACGTTATGAACTCTCTCAAGCCCCTCATTACCAACGAAACTATCGAAGTCCATCCAAAGGGTCATCCAGCATATACAGCTCCCAACACTACCAGCTATTTTGCCGTATCTAACTATAGAGATGGTATACCAATAGAAGAGACCGACAGAAGGTACTTTGTGCTATTTAGCCAGATGCCTGAGACTGTGCGGAGGTCGGCGGCTTATTACGATAGGCTTTTCGGCTTTATTAATGATACTGAGGGCTGTAAATCTATAGGCAGGTGGATTCTGAACGAACTCTACCATGAAGACTTCAAGCCAAAAGGCCATCCACCCCTTACTGAAGCAAAAAAACAGGCTATAATGTTCACCGCGAATAACGAAGTTGAGCAGATTGCCGATATAATAGAGGAATCAAACAGCCCTTATATCAGTCAAGATCAATTGATTTTTGACTGTCTAGCTGATGTCGTTTCACATGAAGGTGTAGAAATTGCGCATTCAAAACTACTTGTGAAGTACCTGGGCGAACTGGGATTTGAACCTTTAGGCAGATTCCGTGTTGATATCGGGGACGGCCAATCCGCAAAAAAACACAGGTTATGGGCAAAGCGTAGTATTTGCGTGGAAGAATTTAGAGAAAATATCGAAATTCGCAAAATGCTTTTTTGACGTGGGCCGGTAGATTTTAGGTTTTTGGAGTGTCGCAGAGAGAGGCTCTATCTCATTTTACCAAAAAGTACCAAATCTACCGGCCCAGAGGGGTTACCGGCCCATTTACCGGCCCAACCGTAAGTTATTGTTTTTACTCTTTTATTCTTTCTTTTTACTTCTTCTGGGCCTTTGGGCCGGTAAATAAGAAAGGTATATAAAGAAAGAAGAAAAATAAAAAAGCTATAGAGCTATGTGAACGACCCGGCCCACGGCCCACCGGCCCAGCAAGATTTAAAATGGTGGACTTGTAGTATTTTGCAGATTGCCTTAGTGGTCATATTTTACACTTCGTTTTTTTTGTCTTTACCAAAAAAGTCTTTCCGATGGTAAGGGGTGTTAGGCATTTCGTCAGGATGTTTGTAATATTGTGGGCTAACACATTTTGTACAATGCGTTGGACTTGTCGCTGGGTGATACTCCTCGCGACCACATAGAAAACAAGTGGAGCTTATGGTTAGTTGGTAAACATGCAGTAAACCGCTGCAATGGGAACATACTTCATTTTTTGATCCAGCCATTTTCAGAACCTCCGTATTTGGTGTTTAAAGCAGTTGTGGATGAAAACCCTCACCTTTGTATAGCTTTCTGTAATAAGCCTTAATTTGGAGGCGTTTTGTTCGGTTGAGTATACAAAATAAAGATTATCTCTACTGTGAATTGTAACTGTTGGCATTTTTGATTACCTCAATTTACGTTTATGACGCTGTTTTACTGTTTTTGATATGTGGAGTCTATTGGTTTTCCCTTTCCGGTTAGAGGGTCTGGCTTTGTTTTTGCTGAAGGGATGTGGAGCAAGGGATTTAGGGTGGACATTCTTAGTTCCAGTCATCAAACCAGAGGCAATCAACCACATTTTTATGCTGTTTGTTAAGTTATTCATTTTTCAGTCTCCTAAATTAAATGTTTAAGAACGCAAGCCCAAAAGACCAGGCACCAAAGAACAAGGGTTAAGGTCACAATGCCGTGGGGTTTAACTCGATATCTGGTTTTCATTTTGCAACCTCCATTTCCATGATTTTGATCACACGGTTGAAAGCGGCTAATCTCAAGGCACCTTGCGGACTGCCTTCCGGGAATTCGTCGTTATTATTCCAAAAGTCTTTTTGCCAATCGGCTAAGGATCTGGTGAAGCATCCCATTTGAATAATTATATCACCTTTGATAATATAACCGGATACGTGATACTGATATGCGTTCATGAGGTGGATGATTTGGTTTATCTCCCAGCTGTCGTGTATATCAGCCCTTAGCAGTAGGACTACGTCATCGCCGAGCGTTACGTCATCGCCGAGCGTTACGTCATCGCCGAGCGTTACGCCATCGCCGAGCGTTACGCCATCGCCGAGCATTACGCGATTGCCGAGCGTTACGCCATAGCCGAGCGTTACGCCATCGCCGAGCATTACGCCATAGCCGAGCGTTACGCGATTGCCGAGTGTTACGCGATTGCCGAGCATTACGCCATAGCCGAGCATTACGCCATCGCCGAGCGTTACGCCATGT